GAGTAGCAGTACGACTTGAAACTAATACACCATTATATAATCCACCCGTAACTGCCCCACTCACCCTCGCAGTTCCGTTGACATCGAGTTGATATCCTGCATCAGTATTTGTGTTTATGCCTACATTTCTTGTGCTAAACATAGTCAGCCCTGCATTAGATAAACTATTGGTTATTTCTAATGAACCCGATGGTGCATTCCTATGATTCTCAAAATACCATGTTGTTGCTGATGTCGTGTTGTTTAATCTAAAACTTGAAACCCCACTATTTCTTAGAATAAGTGAATTACTTGTAAAAAGACTTGCTAATGAAGTAATATTAAAATCACTTGTTGTCATGCTACCACCTGGAAAAACTAATGTAGTTCCTCTAAAGTTTAAAGTTCCAGTTGTGTTTCTAGAAGCATCAAAATATAATGTTCCATTACTTACTGCATCTCCTCTAATTGCTGAACTATCCGCAATGAACATGGCAACACCACTACCAGCACCGAAAAATGCTTGACTATTTAATAGTCTTAAACCATAATTAGTTACTCCCGTAAACGCACCATTCGTAAATGTTGGGTTAATATCTAATCCAACCAATACATCATTATTTGCAGCAGCTACTAATGTATGCGTTAAATTCAATCCTCTTGCTATTGCAGTTGCAGCAGTATTGCTACCCGTAAAAGTTAAAGGAAATCCACCACTTGTTAATGTTCTTGCACTTGTCAATGTCCCATCAGTAGTATAGATATTCCCACTTGCCTTACCATTAAACGTACTCCAATCCGCACTACTCAAAGCACCTCGATTTGTTGCTGATGCAGTTGGTAGATTAAATGTATGTGTATCACTTAAAGAACTTATCGCAAAATCAGTTCCACTTGTACCCGTTGCTAAGTATTGTGTATTTGCAGTCAAGCCATTCAATGCAGCGATACCTCCTGCAAAGTTTGTGATGATTTCACATAAATGTGAATTTTCGGTGTGCATTGTTATAGTCCTGCCACCCGTACTATTGACAATGTATACTCTTATTGCAAGTCTATCAGTTGCAAGTAAAGTTGTTTGTGGAATGGCTAATGACGTTAAATACAAATCAATTATTGTCCCACTTGTAATTGCTTCGGGATTTGCTGATGAACTTGCAATCGATGTAAAAGTTGTACCATCGTATTTTAATAATTCAACATAGAATGCAGGAGTTCCTGTGTTATTTGATGCACTCATATACATCTCAAAATTCCAAGCACCAGCAGGAATTTCTAATCTATTCGGGTCTGCTACATCAGTTAAGAATTGAGATATTAAACCATTTCCTGCTTTACTAAAATCAGTACCTGCACCAAGAACGGGAGTTCCGTTCATTTCATAATAAACACTTCCGCCTATTGTGCCTTGATTAACACTTCCATTCAAATAATATGCAACTGCACTACCACCACTTGCACCACTTGGTAATGTAGCAAGTTGACCATCACCACGAATATATTGAGCAGCAGTTCCGTTTGCAGTAACCGCTAATGTTCCACTTGATGTAATTGGACTATTTGCAACACTAAACGCGGATGGCATTGTTAAGCCTACTGATGTAACTGTGCCTGAACTAATTGTCCATGAACGATTTGCTGATAGGTCGAATGCTACTCCATTGATTGTTAATGTTCTTGATGTTGGTACTTTTAAGTCCAAAGCAGATTGCAGGTCGGTCTGAGCAGACAAAGTTCCCGTAATTGTACCCCAAACACCACCTCCACCACCACTACTTGTGCCACTATACACTACTTTAATGTACACCGGAGATACCGATGTACTCATATATATATCACTAACTGTATAATTTACTTTGATTATCATCAGCTTGTAATTTGTTCTTCCACCAAAATATAACCAACCATCCAAGTGAACACTCCTGATGCAGTTGTGACCTGCAAATCGTAAATGTACTCACCGGCAGGATAAGTAGCAGTCGTGACTGCCGACAATGTCACTGTCCTCTTATTTGTTGCAACCGATACAAAGTCAGCATTGTTCCACGTGAAAATGGTTGTTCCGGCAGCATTCTTAGCTTGTAACTTAAAAACATAAGTGCTTACATCAATAGGAGTTTCCTCGCACTCATCTTCGTAGAACTCAAGTGGAAAGATAAACGTATCACCTCTTCTGATAGGTCTTATATTATGCTCAGATACCATATTATAATGTTTTGTAGATTGCTTTTACTGATGTGCCATTTAGCACCGTTCCCATAATTATCTCATAGACTCCTGCACTTGGCGAAGTTACAACATAATTGTAATACCACTTTCCTCCGTAACCGATGGCAACAAGCTTATAGGTTGCAGGATTTCTGCCCGTAATCTTACCACTTGCAACGGTGAAAGTATCGCTCTCGGTTAGCTTAGTTATTGGTCCAGTCCCTTGTAATGTAAAAGAGTATGATGGGTTTGCACCAAATGCAGATTCCAATGTTAGCTCATTAATAAAGCATTGCATTTCGTAGGCTGCATAATTATTAGATGTATCAATCAAATCTAAATAGGTACTAAATTTCCCAAATCCACCCTCAGCAGTAAAAGTATGCGTGTGAACAGTTGTGCCTATTGTAGGATTAGCAACAGTAGTGTTGTAAAGCATTACTCCATCAGTTTGATTGTAGATGTAAAGCCTATAATATCCACTTGCTGCCCATGCAGTAAAGTATTTAGTGTAAGCAGTTATAGTATTGCCACCATTAATATCTAAAGTTGCAGTACCACTATCACTTTTAGTAACAACATTCACTCCATTTACATCAATGTATAAGTCTGAGTCTAAAAATGGACTTGCTAACTCAGAGTTTGTGTAAATAATTTGAGAAGTATTGCCAAAGTATGGGACAACATTTGTTGGAATTGCAGTAAAGTCAACTATGTTCTGCTTTGTTTCAGCTCTGATAATATATTGCTTGTTTGGCTGAACATCTAATCCTCTTATAAAAGTATCAAAAAAATCTATTGGGTGCAGGTAAGTTTGTGATAATTTCACAAGTCCAGTACCACTTATTGTAAAAGTCTTTCTATTTTGTATGTATTCTCTAAAAACATTATTGCTTTTAGGAGCTAATTCCATAAACTCACTCGTAATTGAGATTGTACTATTCTTACTACAAGCCAATGGGTAAATATTGCCATTATAATTATAGGCAATCACCAATCCTTCCGTTTTTAATATATCTGCCATAATTATTGGTATATAAATTTGTCTTTATAAGAAGTAGATCCTATCGCATTTGGTGTTGTGTAATTTAAGTCAATACCTCCACCATTTACCTCAATCTGAGTAATGTTTGATGAATATTGAATAAATAATACATCACCTGGACTTATAGTAACACTTGCCACATTTAACACCGCATTAAATGGAAAAGGATTAGATGGAACTGTAATGCTTTGAGAAGCAATTGTAGTAGTGTTTAAGACAAGCGAAATTGTTACTGGACTCGATGTATTTGAGTTAATATAACCACTTAAATTAGCCGTTATTGGAACTGTAATACCTATTGTACCATTGTAAGTTATTTGGTCAAAATTACTATTGATACTAAAGTCAGCAGGAGTAACAATCGTAAGCTTAGCGTAAACAAGTGCATTATATGTACCTATGGTTGCACTTGTATCAAGATATTTAACAGTAGTACCTGCATCTTTATCACTTCCTTGATTAAACATTTCAATCAAAGTTGCGCTCCATGTAGAATTTGAAAAATCAATTTCTTTTAGATTTAATATCCAATAAACTTTATTAGGATCATCGTCAACAAACTTAAATGTATTTATCAGTCCTATCGGATATTCAGCACCGCTTCTTTCCCAAGTTAGTCCATAAAAGTTAGCATCAACCTTTGTTCTATTATACAAATTATGCTCAACATGAGCAATAGCATTTTGTTTTCTAAATCCAATTACTTCTGTTGGATAATTACCTCTTGCCCACTCTTTACTTGTCAATGTCACTCCATCTGATTCAAATATGGTTCCTTTATGATAACCTGATGAAAAATCATCCATATAAATCTCATCTTCAAATCTTTGAACAATGTCTTGTGGTTTTGTAAATATACTTTGTATACCACTAAGCCTATTGTCTGTAAAGCTTAAAAAAGTTGGTATGACTTTAACTTCTAAATTTTGATATCTTATTACTTCGGATGGAAATGTAAAACTTCCACCACTTACTGCGCTATTTGGACCTAATAAATAAACAGTTAAATCACCACTAATTGGCATTTGCTTTGATTCGATAGTCAATGATTGGTATTCAGTTGTAATTAAATTATCAACACCATTGTATTCAATTTGCCCAATTTGACTTGCGCCAGTTAAGTCCCAATTACCATCATCATCTAACCAATAATCTAACGTTCCATTAGTCAATCTTACATAACCACTACCAACCGTTCTTGTTACACTAAATCCAACTGAGTATCTTTTTTGGTAAGAAATAGTTATTGTTTCATTTTGTAAAACTTTTACTGGAGTGCATATAATAAAATGTTCCGCAGTAGCAGTATCGTTTTCAATAAATGCGTAGTTTTCAGTTAATTGCCCTAAACTATTATAATCAATTTTTTTACCATTTCCAAAAGGTAATGGCGATGGTGCAAAAATTGAACCATTCATGTGATACCAGTAATCTAAAGTATAGGCTTGTTCAATAGCTGACTCGTACAACAAAGTACCCTTTGAAAATGATTCATTTGTAACTATTTCGTCAAATACATCATATCTAAAGTTAATAGTATCTATTTTTGTCCTTCTTATAATATACCTAAGCATTTCACTACTTATAGGTTTAATACTTTCATTTACACCTATGTTAGCATCATATCTTATGTTAGCACCTACCGGACCAGTCAAAGGCAAATATAACTCAGTTAAATTCTGGCTAAATGGTCTGTAAAGTTCTTCTATTCTAAGAAATCTCCAATAACCATCATACATAAATAGTGTTTGGTTAAAAGATTTGTTTATTTTTTCTATTGTAGTATAGCAATCATCGTATTCAGTATCCGATTTTTGAAATGTTTTTGCATCAATATTACATTGGTTTAATGGCATATAACCAATACCGGCAGTCATTGAAGAGTGAAATAAATTATTTATTATTCTTGCCTTAACAAGGTTTTGGGGAGTGTTGTCAAGAGCATAACTAATAATTTCAAATGGAGTAAACCTTCCAATTAAATCTGTGCCATTATCAGATAATGGGATATTTTTTAGCTGACCAATATAATCTGATGCCCTTAATGTAATAACATGGATTGTGTCTTGCCATACTTCTTGAAAATCATCTTGTAGCAAATATCCAATCCAGTAATTTGTCCAAACACCAAAATCAAAATAAACTGTAATTTCTTGGTCTGTATCAGCAATAAAATTGTCTATTGAAAGATTGCCAATATTATTTAAAACATTTATTTCAGCTTGTTGAGGTCTAACTGCTTTAAATACATCCTCATCACTATTAAACTCTCTTAATACAAATGGTCTTTCTGCTCCCATTAAAGTAGTAGATGCACCACCGTAACCTGCAAAGTCAAATCTGACAACGCAGTCATGGTTTTCCCTTGACTTAAATTCTATTCTATATTTCTCACCCAACTCTTGAAATTTGTGAATTTGTACGATTAATTGCACCTACTAAGTCTGTCCCACGCAAAGTTAAGTTAACGCTTCCACTCATTCCAACTCCACCACCTTGTATTCCTCCAAAGGATGGGTTTGATGCTTTATTAAAGCCAAGTAATGAACCTAATATTTTACTAAAGCTTCCTGCATTTGCAGCTCCTGAAACGGCAGAACCAGTCGAGGTAGTAGCACCACCAGTTAAGACTGCTAAAATACCTGCAACTACTACTGCTGCTGCTAATTTAACAATTAGTTTGTTTAAAACGTCAAGTATTGTTTGTCCAAACTTTTGCCAAGATGTTTCCCCTTTTGTTAAAACATCATCAAATAATGTTTCTAAAGGACTAATTAATAAATCCTTTACAAAGTTGTAAGTACGATTAAATGTATCTTCTAACTTCCTTTCAAAATCTTCTAAGGATAATCCTGAGTCAATAAACGCTTGACCAAGTGCGGTTAGTTTTGGTAAGTTTGGAACTGGTAAGTTTAGGTTTTTTATCTTATCTGCAAGAACTGCCTTTAAAAAATCAGTCTTATCAAAAATACCTTGTATAAAAGTATCATAACTTTGTTGAAAACTTTTAATGTCAAACAACTCTATGGGCTGATCCTTAGTCATCAGCTTACCAAAATCAACACCTTCTTTTGTTAATTGAATTGCCCCAATAAGAGGAAATTGCTTTTTTGGAGTATATTTTTCAATTAACGCTAAATTCTCAGCATCTATTTTATCCCATTTTGCTTTATCTTCAGCATCTTTTTTTGCTTTTGCTGCTGCTTTTGCTGCTTTATTTTGCGCATCAGTTAGTTGCTGAGTTTGTAAATCTACTGCTGCAATTCCCTTAATTGTAGGATCAAGTATTTTTAAATAATCGTCTGCAACTTTATTTAAAGCGTCTTGTTGTAATTTATTTTCTTTAATTTCATTGCCAAGTATTTTTAATAAACCGGCAGCATTATCAGTAAACGCAGTACCTTCATTTCTACTTTCATTAAGGAAGTCTTGAGCTTTTCTGCTTCTCGCTTTTAAATCAATTTCTTCTTTTTCTAACTTTAATAAATCTTCAGCATTTTTATTTAAAATGCTTGATATTGCAGTTTCTTTGGCTTTTAATTTAATAAGATTTAAAACCGCAGTTGCATTTTCATTTATTAATATTGTTGCTTCTCTTGTAGAAATATTTTCTAATTCTTGACCTGCTACTATATCTGGTCTTATCTTTTTAAGCTCAACATAAGCAGCTTGTCTATCTTTTAATGGCTGACTTAAATCAGTCAATACACCAACTAATATCTTTATCTCAGCAACCTCAGTAGCAGTTGAGGCAGTAGCTTGTATTAAAGTTTTATTATAATCTTCTTGTGCTTTAGCTGCTAAATTTGTTTTACCAAATATAGCCTCTAACCCAGCTCCTAATGAGCCAAATTTACTAATTAGAAATGTTATACCTGAAGTAACTAAGCTAAAACCAAGAAAAATACCGGCTGGTCCTTTTAAAGCCGAAAACATTGCTTTTAATGCACCAACTACACCTCCAGACTCACTACTTAGCTTAGTAAAAGATTGTACAAGACCTGGAATGTTGTTTTGAATACCTATAAAACCAAACGGTAAATCTTGGGCAATTTGGCTAACATTTGTTAGGGCAATTCTTGCTCCACTTGCACCATCTTGTACTTTTTTAAAACCTTCAGCAACGGGAGTTCCTACTGTCTTTAACCTTTTTAAGTTTTCAGTTAATTCAAATAATTGAGCATTAAGTTTAGGTAAATCTCCGGCAGCAGCAGTTTTTATTTCACCTTGTACTTTTTTTATCTGGTCAATAACTTGCTGAATATTACCTTTAAACTGAGTAATGTCAGCACCAAATGTAAATATTAAATCTTCCGCCATTACATCAACCTTTTAAATATTTCCTTTATCTCATCATCTGAAATAGCTTTGTTCTCGTCATCATCGCCAGGTAGTTCCCACAACTGCTCAGGTGTTTTAGGTGCGGTTTTAGGATCACCCATTAACCGCACCATCGTAAACATCAAAAGTCTTGTCTGCTTGTAAGCATCAACTTTTTTATCTTGATGTCCCTTAAGCATTAAAGATAAATGCCTTGGACTCATTGCATAAAAATCATTAGGCAATAACATCAACTCACCGAAGGCAAAGGACTCTATTTCTTCCCACGAGTAGTCTTTTTTTTTGGCTCTTCAGCCTTGCCTACCTGCGTCTGCTTTACAAAGTCACTTGCTGCCCAAATGCTCATTATCTCCTTAATCTTCTCAAGAACTTCTTCGTTGTTTAGATTTAATTCAATAAAATCAACAAATGATTCGAAAGTTAATGAAGGAACTACATCTTTTATTAGACAATTATTATAATAACCGCTATAAAGAATATGAGCAATTCCAATCTCGTTTAAGCTATCGCCTTGAAAAGCAATACCATCAACGAATTTACCTTGCAAGTAACGGAATGATGCCATCCCAAATTTAAGTCCGAGTTTCTGACCATTAATATCAATCGTAGTATAGTTCATAAAATTAAACAGTTATGTCAAGTGTTCCAGTTGAAGTAAAGCTACCACTGAATTTGATGAACTCAGCATTCGCTTGAGTCAAAGTCAAAGAGTTGATGTAAGCAGAAAATTCATGGAAGTAAGCAACTCCAATCGCAGTAGAACCAACTACTGGACTTTGTACCCTTACTTTAACCATTGTTTTAGCAACCATTGCGGTTAAAAGGTCTTTGTAACTAACTTGTGTAGCGGTTGGAGTAACTTCGCATACTGCATCAAAATCAACAGTCATAGAAGCATCGCTTATAGAAGTAAGTACACCGCAGTTAGTGTTGTCAGAAGATGTATCAGCACTTGTGTTTACTGATGATGATGCAAGACATACTAAGACTTCCCAAGCTGTACCAGCTCCGGTTACATCAATCTCGATATCTTGCTTTGAACCCTGAATTTGCTGTCCCATTTTATTCTATTTTTGAATTATTGAATTATTAATCGTTAAAATCTTTCTTGTTATATACAAATCACCATTATCTAATGGCAAATATCGTGAACTTATTCGTGATAATGGATATATTTGAAAAGTCGCATCCCCAACATCATTAATTCCCGTTGATGGCAAAATTAAATTAAGCACCAAACTTGAAATAGCATCAACAACACTTAAGTCAGGCTGCCTATACTGCTCAACAATAATATTTACATCAATGTCTGCATCAGTCACAAATTGTTGATTGTTATTATCCGCAACCTCATTCACACTTCCAATCATGATGTAAATTGGAGGTGTTGTCACAAATGGAGTCTGCCCATAAACCGCAACTGCACTGCCATTATAAATGACATTGCCTTCCAAAAGGTTTACGTAACATTGTCTAATATTGTTTGAGCAGTCTAACATTTATTTCTTTAATAATGCTTTTAATCTATCCTTGAACCTCTTTTTAAAATCCTTTAGCACAACTTTTACCGCAGGGTATAAATATGGAGCAGGTCTTGTCATTCCTTTTCCATTTTTAAAATATTCTCTCGCGATATTCTTCCACTCGTTAGTAAGGTTTGATGCGTAGCCTTGATACTTTTCTCCAGTACCAAATTCTATATAAGCAGCATAATTTACACCAACCCTTATCTCTTGTCTTAGCAAAGATAACTTATTTGATACAATCGCAGCTCTCATCAAACCGTTATCGACAGTTGTCACATTTTCTTTTGCTTTTCTTACAATTTCTATTGCTGCTGCCTCCAATTCATCGTCAACCTCCTTAGCAAAGTCATCTTCCAAAGCCTTAAGTTTGTTCAAAGCCTTATTAAAATAAGTATCATTGACTTTTACATAAAGAGGTTTACTCATATCACAACTTTCTTATATTGATGGAAGTTGAGACCATCCCAAAAAGGATAAGCAGTAACATTGCCACCTTGTGAGTCACCATTGAACTTCTTGCCTCTATTGTCATAACTCCAAGCCACAAGGGTAAGGATGTCAGACTTAATATCATCGGGAACAGAGCCATAACCTGCTTGGTATAGGCAAACATAAGTCCCAGGTATATAAAGCCATAATTTGCCTCCTAATTGCTCGTAGTCAGTATCTTTTACAAGTATGTCATAGGTAGTGAATCCACTCTTGTATTTAAGCTCATTTACACAAAGCAATGGCGCATAAGGTAAATCTACTATCCACACGTCTTGAGTTGTGCCACTAATGGTAAAATTGCTTCTGATGAGCTTATTTACAAATGATACACCACAAAGCTTCTCGATGTGCGTTCTTGCAGATGCAAGTAGATCACCGATGATATCATCGTCCGTATCATAGGTAACTCGCATCCAATTTTTGGCATCAGTCAATGAAACTGGCTCAACAACTGCATCTTGGACTATCTGAACACTATTTATTATTATAGACATCTTTAATTGAATTTATAAACCATTTCTCTGAGCCAGTATTCGAACTTGTCCAAACTCTCTTCTCCGCCCAATTCTCCGGCTCTTTTTTTACACTTTTCGGATTGAGCTTTGTAATTAATAGCTTTCTCCATTTTAAAAATTGCATCAATCCATTCTTTAACATCATCTCTATTTTTAATAAATATTCCTGCATCTCCACAATTCTCTTTCAACCCAGGTGTTTCGGTACTAATAACCGGTATGCCATAACTCATCGCCTCAGTTGCAGTCATTCCCCACGATTCGTATTTTGATGGCATTAACAACAATCTTGTCTGCTCGTACGTAGGCTTGATATTAGACGAATTAGCGACCACTTTCACATTATCAAGCTTTGGTACGAATTGCTGGTCATAGCTTCCCATTACGCCTAAAAACCGCTTATTAGGCAATGCTCTCGCTATCTGTTCAAATATCTTACCGCCTTTGTTCTCATTTAGGTTTATCAGCGTTATAAATTCGTTTTTCTCGGTGTTCTCGGTTGTTGAAAATTTTAAATTGTCTATTGGAGGAGTTAGGGTAAAATTTTCAAAATCATATTGCAGCTCTTCCTTTATCCACTCAGAATTGTAAATAATGTGTTGTTTCTTTTCAGCCATCACAATTTCCGGATATTTATGGCTATTGTGTATCAAATGGAATAATGGCTTTCGCTTCATCGCTGCCATCGAGATACTCCACTTAGTATAATCAAGATGCGTAAAAACTGCATCGCACCAATGAAACAAGTTCTCAATCACATTTGGATTTGGAGGGAACACATCAATCTCGTCATAAACGTAATTATTGGTAATCCTATAATGATTCGCCTGATGTAAAAGAACTCTAATGTGATGACCTTTAGATTGCAAATGCTTTGCTATCCGGTGTATCATCATCTCTGCTCCGCAGTTGTGGTGCGGAGGGTATAAATGAATCGACAAAAGTATGTTCATATAAAGTCGTAGTTAACGTAATATCCATACTTCTCATTCCTATAAAGAAGTCCCATGTATGGATAGCGTTTTAAAAATAAGTCATGAGTTAAGTCATCTTGCTTATGTTCCTCGTAAATGTTACCATTTACCTCTCCTTGCTTCATCGTGTAAGGAACTGCAACAAGACATTTAATATCTTTTACCAAAAGTAAGCTTAACAAGTTGTCTGCATCCTCAAAAGACAAATGCTCTATCACATCCCCAAAAATCGCATAGTCATAATTGCCAAATCTAAAATCGAGTACATCCTCATTATAAACCTCTCTGTATATATCCCTAAGATTAAACTGCTCAATGTATTTATCCCAAACCTCAATGGCATCTATGTTTTTATAGTGGTTGTTAAGCATTAGTCCATAAGTCCCACTCCCTGCTCCTACGTCTATTATCCTTGCATCACGAGGTATATTGCTCATGATGTGATACTCAACCTCTAATTTAAAATATCCGTAGGAATAAGGCATATAAAAATAGAAGGGAATTTCACCCTTCTTTTTCTTGGCCGTTTAAAACTATATTGCTCCGTAAACCGCAGCAGTAGGTTGGAATTGTAACAATTCGCAACGTGCTTCGCATCTGAAAGTAATCAAGTTCTTAATGAAGTCATCCTGATCAAACTCTGTGCTTCTTACATTCAATCCAGATTGTTGTGCAATGGCATACTTGGTAGTGTCCATAACATAAATCTTAGATGCAGTAACAAGAGAGTGTGGGATAACCGGAATACCAAGGATTCTTACGTTACCATTGTTGTCGATAACCATTCCACCAGGTAATGAGTAGTCAGAAGGTTTACC